CAGCAGATGGAGGTGCAATGCCAGCTATACTAGAACTGGCTATATCGTGCAACCAATGGAATGCTTTACCAGAAGCAGGGGGTATACTAGATCAACCTGTTGGACTATTACAAAAGATGTCTTTTTGTTTGAATGCATATAATGCAGTTCTATCAGAAAAGAATAGGGGTAGTATGTCTCTGACGGATTGGAGTAACAACAACCCTGCAGCGTGGAGAATATATTCACGCATTGAAAAATTAAGAAGGGAATAATAATGGCAGCGCAATCAGATTTAAAAATTAATATTACGGCGACGGATCAAGCTGGCAAAAAGATTAAGTCAATTACACAAGACTTAAATCAGTTAGGTAGCTCTTCGAAAAAATCCGGTGGTCTAATGGCCGCCCTAACGGGTCCGGTTGGTAAAGCTACGGCAGCATTAGCAGGCTTTGGTATTGCGGCCAAAAAAGCGTTTGATTTAGCTCAAGCCGGAGCGGCTATATCCCAAACATCACAGTCATTTGATATGTTGATGACAAAAGTGGGTGCGTCTTCTGATCATTTAGACTTACTACGCACTGCAGCGCAGGGCACTGTATCAGATATGCAGTTGATGAGCTCAACGGCTACATTGTTGGCAGGTGCACAAGGCGAACTAGCTAATCAATTAGCGCAATCAACACCACAACTGTTAGAAATAGCTAAAGCAGCTCAAAAACTAAATCCATCCTTAGGAGACACTACTTTTCTTTATGATAGTTTAGCCACTGGTGTCAAACGTGCTTCTCCAATGATTTTAGATAACTTAGGTCTTACGATTAGGATCGGCGAAGCCAATGAAAAGTACGCAGAGGCATTAGGTAAAACGGTAGAGCAATTAACAGCTGATGAACAAAAACAAGCATTACTTAATGAAACTTTACGAGCTGGAGCAGTCCTTATAGAACAAGCAGGCGGTAATACAGTAAGTGCTACAGATAAATTTAATATATTAAATACTACTGTAGCCAACACTACAGACAGATTAAAAGTTATGTTGTTTGAAGGAATGGAGCCATATGTTGATACAGCAATAGAGGCAGCACAAGCAACAGAAGAATTTGTGGACAGTTTAGAACGCACTCAACGAATGGAAGTTTTTCAGGAAGCATTAGCAACTGCTAACTTAAATACAGTAACGTTTTCACGTAATACTGAAATAGCAAAAGAGCAATTAGAGGAATTAGATAAACAAGTTCAGGCTGTTAGCGAGGCTGTAGATGCCGATACGAAATTTCGTGATGGAAATATATTAGCTATACATGCAGGAACAGTAGAAAGACAAGTAGAACTGCAACAACTTGAAGACTCGCAGAGGATGTATCAAGCAACCGGCCAAGTCGTCAATTATGTAACTACAACCACAGAAGACGCTACTGACGCAACTGAGGAGCTAGGTAAAACAGTAAAAATTACTACAGACAAAGCAATGAAGCCATATACCATATCGGTACTAGAAGCTAATGCGGCTTTAGGTTTAGCGATGGATGGATCAGAAGATTATATGGGTTTACTACGTGAGCAAATGAATAAGAAGTATGGTTTAATAAACGTAACCGATTTTCTGAGTGATAGTTTGGGTAGTTTGGACTCAATGTATAACGACGTTAGAAACAGCGGACGTAGCTATACCAATACTGTACTATCTAATGATTATGCTAATAGTTTGATAGTAGAATCTAATATGCGGGTGCAAAGTAGTTTGAACGCTACTGCAACAGGTTATAAGAAAGTAGAACAAAGCGCAAAAAGCGCACTAGCAGCGCAAAACGCATCAATAGCTAAAGGTGTTGGTGTAATTGATGCTGGTGGTAATTTACGTGCACCCAAAAGCGTATCTGAACATGAGGAAGTACATGGAGAAGCTTTTAGTGGAGCAGCCGGCAGAAAGGGTTGGGAACATGTGAGAGATGTTGCTCTCGATATCAAGTCTAGACATCAAGGAGCAGCGCAGGGTGATGAATTAGCTGCCTGGGGTGGAGAATTTTTACGTAACATGCAAACGCCTTATGGTAGATACGATGAAAGTACAATTCAAGAGGGACTTTTAGCTGCAGGGTTTAGCGGTATAAGAAACGCAGTACATGGATTTGATGGAGTTATACCACCAGGCTTTCCTAATGATAGTTTTATGATGGGAGTATCTAGTGGTGAACGTGTTTCTGTAACACCAGCACATTCTACTAATAAAGGTGGTGGTAATATCACCATTCAAAACGTATATGTACAAGGTGTGAGTACAGAAAGTCAATTATACGAAAAAGTACAAGCGGCCGCAAGACAACGCGGTAGAGATTTTGCGAGGGTAATGTAAATGGCACAACCCACATGGAAGCTTTACTTAAGGGATATTGTAACTACGGGTACTTACACGGAAGTATCTACGTACTTAGAAAACGGCGCGTGGAGTTTAGGCTTTGGAGCGCCTTATGAGCCGATGGCTCGCGAAAGTATTTTATCGGTAACACTTAATAACGCAGATCGCAGGTTTTCACCGGAATACAGTTCTGGTACCTACTATGGCAAACTTAAGCCAGGTATTTTAATTAAGCTTACTAGTACAGATCCGGCAGATAGTACGGTCCGCACAATGTTTATAGGTTGGGTTGATGCTATAAAACCAACTCCAGGTGTATCTCCTGATAAATGTGTAATAACAGCGCAAGGCTTCAATGCTAGAGCTGCATTAAGTGAAGTGTCTATCCCAGTACAGGAAGATGTAACATACGATGCTGTTTTGGATACTATACTTGAAAACAGTCGAATTTACCCGCCAGGAACGTCTGCTTGGTTTCTGGGTGTCGTTGGCCAGTCCGAGCTTGGGAGCACAACAGAGTTAGGATCGACTTCGACATTTGCTAATTTTGAAACAGGTATATCAACATTCTTGTTTGCAGGCGATTGGGGTGATAATACAACAGTTTACGGAGCTATGCAACAAACGGTCGGGCGTGAATATGGGCGTTTGTGGTCAGCTAGAGATGGCATATTAAACGCTATAAATCGCCATAAACTAATAACTGACAAAACTGTAGATTATGCTATAACAACATTTTCTGACATGGATTATCAGTATGGTTCAAGTACGGATATTGCAAACTTGGTAAATGTAAGAGCTGCAACCAGAAGAGAAACAGCCACGCAGGTCGTTGCCGGTTTACAAAATCCAGTAGCAATATCAGCAGGTGGCACTGTAGATATAACGTATGTAATTGAAGGCCAAAGCTCTGGAGACAGAATTGCTGTCAAAAGCCCTATTACTCCAGCGGCTACTACTGACTTTTTATGTAACGCATCTGCAGACGGAACAGGCACAAATTTAACTAGTTCATGTACTGGAGCAATAGTATCGGACAAGTCATTTGCTACTAGAGTGACAGTACGTTATAGTTTGTCGGGATCAACCAATGGCTATATAACTTTTGGTCAACTAAGAGGAACTAAACTAGATCAATTTGCTGTGGTAGAACAATCAGCACAAGATGATGATAGTATTCGTGATTATGGAAGAAGACAACTAACTTGGGCTTATAATATGGATAGTGTTGATACTGCTGATACAATTGCAGGACATATATTGAGAGAACGTAAAGATCCAAGAGGGCGCGTCAAGAACATTAGTTTTAAACCTACTAGTACTGCGGCTTTATTGACTCAAGCTTTAACTAGATCAATATTTGATCGTGTAACAGTAACTGATACTCAGACTGGACTAGATGCCGTACCGTACTTTATAATTGCAGAAACACATGCTTTTGAAAACCAAGACTATTCAGTCGTATGGGATCTTGAACCATCATCAGCTACAGATTACTGGGTTTTAGGTACAAACACTCTTGGTGAAACAACAACATTGGGCCCACTATAGGAGGATATATGCGTATACAAGGAGCAGAACAACAGGTCGCTATAAAAAACGCAGGGGGATACAGAAGTTTTGTGTCTGGTGTAATTAGAATGCGACACGGCTTTGAGGTCAATTGGGAAAACATTGCACATGATGCTAGACCACTATATGCTAGAATCAGTCGCGGCGACTGGGTTGTTAGTTGTGATCTATTAGAAGGAACAGAATTTCCGTGTGGTGGTAGTCTGGTAGTTTCATACATGGACCCCTATATGATTTGTGATGAGTGTGTAAATCATGAATGGGATAACGCGGTACGGTTAGTTACGTTTCCGCCAGAAAAAGACAGATTAATTATTGAGGAACTATTAATAGCGCGTCCGCATCCAGGATTACGCAACTGGAATGGGGAATCAGTACTAGAAGTACAAGAAGCTAATATTAATAAATTTTGGGAAAAAGAATAAACAAAAAACAATGGTTATAACAAACTTTTATATAATATGTGTGTTATGTATCATAAATAGTAAAAAAAACGCTAAAAAGAGCGTTTTTAGAGCAAATAGGAGGTAATTTATGGCATGGGTAGATGGGGTAGACTATTCGACTGGGCAGCTCATTAGTGCGACTATTTGGAATAACTATCTTGGAGCAGGTAATAACATAGATCTTACGGCACCAGGAGTCGTGACAACCAAAGGAGACGTCGTGGCGGCTACAGCGGACAACACTATAGCGAGAATCGCAGTCGGCGCTAATGACACAGTTCTAACGGCAGATAGTTCTGAGTCGGCAGGTGTAAAATGGGCTGCAGCGGCCTCAGGTGGGCTGACAGCAGCGTCACAATGGCGATTAACATCAGACTTTACAGGAGATGCTGCTCCTATATCTTCAAACTTGGAGGAAGTAGACGCTCCTACAGCGTTTGGAGTTTTAGGGTCAAGCATGACTGTTTCTAGTGGTGCATTTACATTTCCATCAACAGGATACTGGTATGTAAACTTTATGACAACGTTTTATTATAATAGTACAACTACATACACAGACAATCAAATTTATGTTACACCTGATGGCGGTTCAAACTGGAACATAGCAACTTACGGGCGCTCGGGAATTTATGGCGGCTCTGGTCAGCAGTACGCTAATGTGTTTTCAGACTTCATCATTGATGTAGATAGTACTACTAATGATAAAGTAAGATTTCACACCAAAGTTCAGGATAACAGTACAACCACTAAAGGAAATACTGATTATAATTACACCAGCATGACATTTCTTAGATTAGCTGACACATAGGATTATAGGAGAATAACATGGACGCAAATACAGGAAGACCAGATCATATTGAGGATGTACTTGTACATTTACACAGTGGTCAATGGTTTGGATGGAAAAAACCATCTAAAGAGTATAAAGATCTAATCGTACATGATAGTTCATATTCTAAGCCAACTAAAGCTAGTTTAGAAAACAAACTAGCTAAAGCGCAAGATGACTTCGACTGGGCTGAAGTGCGCAAGCAGCGAGATATGATGTTATCTGAAAGCGATTATATATTAATGCCTGATTACCCACTGGAAGACAAATCAGCTTGGGAATCATATAGGCAAGAACTAAGAGACATACCATCCAGCTATGATGATGTAAATGATGTTTCTTATCCGGAGAAACCAAATGCGTAATCAGTGTACAATAATGTGCCCTATTGTGTGTGGTGGGGGCAGTTGCGGTAAATAAACCTATATAGTTTGGAGGTATCTTTATGAGCATCGAGATTACTCAACAGACAATAGATTTCATAGTACGTTGGGAGGGTTTTTCTCCTAACGCTTATTGGGACTATCAACAATGGACAATAGGATATGGAACAAAAGGATATGAAGGACAAACAATCACACCGCAGGAAGCTGAGGACGCTCTTCGAGCTGACTTGGATCAAAGAGCCAATGTATTGGAAAAGCAACTTACAGTTGCCCTTACTCCCAACCAAACAACCGCGTTTCTTGACGCGGCGTTCAATCTTGGCTCCGTTCCAGCTCCTTGCGTTTTGTATGCTAACTCTAATCAATGGCAAGAAGCAGCTGACGAACTCCGTAAGTATTGCCATGCGGGCGGTGAAAAATTACCGGCGTTGGTGCGTAGAAGAGAACAAGAAGCCAGACTTATTGAGGTGGATATTATGAAAGGTGAGCCCCGTGTACAATATGATCGTGTATATCATTTAGTTGGACCAGATGCCAGTATAGACGAATTTGTTGAAGCTGCTAAAAAAGTTTATGAAACTAAAGGCACTATTGGCTTTTCAGCTGATGATGCTGGTATTGGCAACTTAGACAGTCGCGAGGTAGTACTACACGGCGAACAACCTGAAGGTATTGAAGAATGGTTTAATGAGCATTATAGCGGTGTAAAAGTAACTAATGGGGATTTGATCGAAAAACCTATAGAAACGCCAAAACCACCTGTTTTTGAGCCATCTAGCGCCCTCTGGGGTTTGCACGGATCCGCGGACGGCAATTGGTCGAACCCTATTTCCGATGAAGTCCAGCGCCAGCTTAAGCTAGCTCGTATTCAGGCGTATAAAGCTTTGTCAAATGAATCGAGTATGTCCATTCCAATCGTAAAAGGCATAAATCCGGATGCGTTTATAATGGTTCGTCTAATGGCCAAAGTAAATGCAGACAAACCGTTTGCAGATGATTTTATCAGGGCCGTCAAATCTGATGCCTTATCTTGGTATCAAAACGGTGTACGGTATTTTGAGGTGCATAATGAACCTAATCTACAAATTGAGGGTATGTGGGATGTGTGGCGCGATGGGGCGGAATTTGCTAGTTGGTTCCATCGTGTAGTTCATCACCTGAAAGCTGATATGCCAGAAGCGCAATTTGGCTATCCTGGACTGTCGCCTGGCTTTGCTATCGAAGGTGTAAGGTATAATCCTATGCGTTTTTGGAGAGAATCGCACAGTGCTTTCAACGAAGCCGACTGGATAGGGGTCCACTGCTATTGGCAACATGAAGACGAGATTAGATCTACAGATGGTGGCCACTGGTTTAAAAACATACAATCTGATGTATCCGGAAAACCTATGCTTATAACGGAGTTCAGCAACCCCTCTGCAACAGTTTCTAAAGAAGTAAAAGCACATCAATATAACACATATATATCAACGCTCCAAAATACAGGAATACACTCGGCTTATTGTTTTATCTCGACAGCCAGCTCGGGGTTTGAACATGAGACTTGGAATGATTCACCTATACCCAACATTGTAGGATCACGTAATGGATAACATCGATAAAACTATAGACCAAATTAAACACCATATAGCAGTTCTAAACCATAGCAGCGAAAGAATGGCTGACTCACTTGACGAATTAGAGGATGATGTTAGCAATTTACGCGAAAGGGTTTCAAGCATCGAATCAAATTTGGAGTGGATGAAAATGCTAAATGTTGCTATACTAGGAGCTGTATTAAGTTTGGTGTTTAAAGTTTTTGCAGCATAACATTACAACAGACGAGGTAGAACATGTTACCTAAATTAGAAAGAGGTAAAAGCCCAGGCGCGTATTTTACTAGATTGTCATATACGCCAAAGTGGTCGCAAATGTTTTTGCTTATTAGCGACGTACACTTTGATGCTATGGGTTGTAATAGAAAACTTCTCAAAAAGCATTTAGATCAAGCACAGGAGCGCGATGCTCCTGTTTTTATTTTCGGGGACACAATGGACTTAATGCAAGGCAAAAAAGATCCTCGTGGCGCTAAACACAAGTTACGCCGAGAATATATGTTTGAAGATTACCTCGGAGCTGTATGTGAAGACACTGCTAAATTCTTAGCTCCTTACGCAGACAACATTCAGCTTATAGCACAAGGCAACCATGAGCTGTCTTATAAAAGACATCACGAAATAGATCCTCTTAGTATAATGACAACTCATATTAAAGCTGAGACTGGTATTAGACCTATTGTCGCCCCGTACACTGGCTGGATTCAGTTCAAGTGTCAAATGAAGACCGGAGGCCGCAGAAAGACTGTAATACTGAAATATCATCATGGGGCTGGATCGAATTCACCTGTTACCAAAGGCGCAATAGCATCAAATAGGAGTGTAGCTATGTGGCCTAATGCAGATGTAATTGTACGCGGTCATATTCACAATCGTTTTAGTATGGACTTACCCTGTCAAAAGATATCAGCAAATGGAGTTATACATGATGCTCAACGAACTTATTTACAGACAGGATGTTACGTTAGTGATATTGATGATCCTGATAGTTGGTCGGAACAAAAAGGTTTTGGTGCCCCCGGTCTTGGTGGATATTGGTTAAAGTTGTATTGTGATACAACTACAGACCCGCTTGATATGATAAAATGGATAGCGTATCCTACTGATTGATGAATCGAACCAAATTAAAGATACGTTTACTATATGAACGCAAGTTGTGTGACTGGTGTGGTGGTTTGATTACTGATAGCTGTGATATGCACGAATGGTTAATCAAAAGATCAGCTGTGCCAAAGCGTAAGCAGAACAAAATATTTGATCCACGTAATTGTTCATTATTGCACCATAGTCCATGCCATATTGAGCATGGACAAACAAAAGCCATGAAAGATGTGTTAGCACCAATATTTATTTATCGTTATGGTAAGGCTGCTATGTTGGACTTTATATATTCGTTAGAACTTAAGTCAGAAATGGAATATATTATGCAAATAGAAAGTTGCACAAATGGCGGAGTCATGTATAATATGAGAACAATATAATAATTTCATACTTAAGACATTAGGTGATGTCTTGTAAAAAGGCAAAGGGAATCCGACAAAACCTTTGCTTTTTTATTTAAGTGTATTAAAATACATATGGTATAATAGTTTTACAAACAGTAAGTCTATCCTTGAGATAGCACAACAACCACTGTTTCTTCTCGTCTCCGAGCGCCAGCAAACCCACGCTGGCGCTCTCTTTATTTAACAAACAAGTAATAAAATGAGCCCTTGACATATTATAAATATTTGTTATAATATTGATATTGAGATAAACAAAGGAGACGAGAGATGATTAATTTACACGAGAAATTAGACAGAGAATACAATGAAAGAAAAGCTAAAAGCGTTGTGGCTTTTGGTACTATCTTCAAAAGCAGTTGGGGACACGGTCAGAGCAACGTATCGTTTTTTGAGGTAGTTGACTGCACACCTTCCGGCAAGAGTATCATAGTCAGACAGTTAGCAACCTCCGCAGTGGAATCAACTGAAACATATGACATGATAGTTCCTGATGAGTATTCTTATATTAGCGACATTACTACATATAGAGTTAGCAAAGCTAATGATGAGTATTGTTTCAAGGTTGGATATGGTGAGTATGCGTTTGAATGGAATGGAGAACCAGCACATAAAACAAATTCAGGGTATGGCCACTAAGCCATACCAAAGGAGATATTATGAGAGTTAAAATAGTAGAAGATACAGAGAAGGACAAAATATTGATCGGTGCACAAGTAGATATAGAAACACATAATGAGCTAGAAAAACTAGCAGAAGAACAAGACCGAACACTAGCAAGTATTTTGAGACAAGCTTTAAAGATGTATGTAAAACTGTTTAAAGAAAACCTATCAGAATACAAATAACATATTTATAAATATGTGTTATAATATACATATTAACATAAAGGAGACGAGAAATGGACAACACAGTTTTAGGCAGTGCACTAAACGACAAGATCATTCATGCGTTAGTAAATTTTCACAAAGTAATAGAGGATTATCCTATAACTAAAGACACAAAGGGATACAACTATATGTATGCTAGTTTGGACTCCGTGTTATCAGCTATAAGAAAACCATTAACTGATTGCGGTTTAGTAATAGTGCAAAGTTTGAAGCACCAAGATAACGAAGACTACCCAACAATAGTCACAAGTTTATATCACACTAGTGGGCAGTGGCTTCAATCTGAGCTTGCAATTAGACCCACTAAGTCGGATGCCCAGGGTGTAGGTAGTAGTATTAGTTATGCTCGTAGATACAGTATTTTAGCTTTACTAAATTTAGCACCAGAGGATGATGATGGAGCTGAAGCAAGTAAGCCTGGTGGAAATATGGCCGATATGATGAAAATTAAAGAACACAATAATAATGTAAAAAAAGCTGAGGAGTCAGGGTTGACAGTGGGACGCTTGTACGCTAAGTCCAATGTGCCAAAAGCCATATTAGTAGATCTACAAGAGGAATTACAAGAATTATGGGAGGCGCTAGATGTTTAACGAAATATTTGACATAGTACAAGAGCACGGTCCGTTTTTATTGGTTTGTATAGGTTTGCTAACACTTCACGGAGTGTTAGCATGGAGGGAATAAATGTCTATATTAAATCAAATTCTACTAAGGATATTGAAAAAACATGAAGGATTAGACCAGCGCATATCATCAAAAGATTTACTATATAGATTAAATGTGTTAGAAAAAACCAGTAACAGACGTATGAGGATAGCCATAGAGGAATTAAGGGCTACTCCAGAAGGTTGTAGAATAGTTAGTACAACAAAAAACGGAGGGGGTTATTTTTGGGCAAGCTCTAATGCAGAATTGATTAACCACCTGCAATCTGACGAAAACAGATGTCGTAATATGTGGATCAGAATTGCTAAACAAAAGAAAGCAAGTGGGTTAAGTTTTGATAAGGTGGAACAAAAACAATTTGATTTTGGATTTTCTAAAATATTAGATAAAAAAGATAAATTCAACAATCATTATGATTACTAGAGCGAGCGACTGTTGTGAATGGCTTGTAACCGTCATATCTGGGTGGTACCCAGAAGAAACCGGTACATGTGAGTATTGTCAACAGATGTGTGTAGTGGTATATTTAGATAATGAAGACGACGGAGAATATTATGAACAGACATTGGGTTAAGTTGTGGATCAAAGCTCTTGACGACGCTTCTTTAGCAGTTTTGCCAGATAGTGAATGGAGATTAGCAATTGAGTGTTTTTTAGTTGCAGGCGAAAACGGTAACGATGGCCAATTACCTAAAGCTAAAGAGTTAGCTTGGCGCTTAAGAAGAAATGAAGAAGAAATGATAGTTATGTTAGATGAATTAATGATTGCTGGCATAATTATCAAAAACGGTGACGATTATCTAGTTAAAAACTTTACAAAGCGACAAGGTGCCGTGACGGGAGCGTTACGACAAAAAAAATATCGTCACATAAATGGTGACGAGTCGTCACAAACGCGTCATGAGACAAGAGAAGAGAAGAGAAGAATAAGAAAGAAGAAAAGAGAAGAGAAGAAAAACGGCCCCACAAAAATAAATAACTTATTAGAAAGGTTATCATGAACGAAAAGACACTAACGCAAAAACTATGCAGTCATTTAGGTTATTCTAAAGAGTTGTTGAATTATTATGTAAAAAACAAGGCGCATGTAGTAGATGATCTTGATGAAGCTATAAAATTGATACAAACAGCTCCGGGTATGAGCGAGGAAGTTTTAGAGCGTGCTATTGATGATTTTCGTACATCTAATTGGAAAGTACGTAAAGGGGACAGGATATCGAATCACGTATTAGAACTTGCTGAGCATATACTTTTGTTTTGTGAAGATATAAAACGAACAAAAACAGAATTGGATAAAGGTGGACTGTCATGGAGGGCCCAGATGCTTAACTCTGGCTTTGAACCTGAGCAGTTAGATGAAGTAATGTATAAATTTGAATCTAAAAGGGATAAGAAGTGGGGTAGTTATTGCACATGATAATGGAGGTAAATAATGAAGTCAGAAACTATTATCCCTAACTGGTATCACAACGTACCAGAGTATAAGGCAGAGAGGAGAAGAGGTGTAAACAGTAAACTGTCTTATGCACAAATGAGGGAGCGCTATATAAAAAACTACAAAAATCGTAGGGTACGTTGGAAAAGGTGCGTATGTGATGTAAATGAAATGTACGACGAGTGGGTCACTGCAGAGTACCACGACACAAGTATGGAGAGTGACTATATGCTTTATTTTGGGATGCGACATACAGTAGGAGGGTTTCCGCTTAAACCTTTGCCAATACTGGAGGAGGACGAGTATGAGTAAATCAGAACTAGAGGAATTATTGGCTTTTCAAATTAAGGCTGTGGGTTTACCTGAGCCAGAGCGTGAATACCAATTTTATCCTAAAAGAAAGTTTAGGGCTGATTTCGCGTGGCCGCATTATCGGTTACTGATAGAGGTAGAAGGTGGTATATGGTCTAAAGGTGCTCATGCTAGACCTAAAGGCATATTACGCGATATGGAAAAAGGTAACCTTGCTGCTTTGAATGGTTGGATGTATTTGCGAGTATCAGCTGATGATATTAATGAGTTAAGAGCTATTGATTTGATAGAAACAGCATTGATATCGAAAGGGTGTAGCTATGACAAAAGCTAGATATGTCAAACCTTTACTAAAACCATATAATCCCAAAAAAGAAGTACAACACTTTAAGCATATGTATGTATTTGTGGGTAGTCCACACCCTGATCCGTTTTTTAGCTCAGGTGCAATTTTACATTCCTCACAAATAATGTCAGCCAGGCTAGGCATAATATATCCAATAAGACCAGGGGATATATTTTTGAATTATCATTCGGGAAAACTACTAGCTTTGAAAAAAATAAGATCAAGCGAATATCGCGATCAAAAATTTAAAAATGGTAAACCAGTTAAGATAAGAAAAACGTATTGGGATTTATCGACTAGGGACCTTACAGAGCAGGAAACAAAATTAGTACAACCATTTGTAAAAAAAATAGAAAGAAATTTAAGATATAGAACATATTCGTATTGCGAGTCAGACAGGAAAAAAGAGTGGAGGGAATATAGACATAGAATAACAAGTGACGAAACTCGTGCTACGCTAAGTAAAGCACGTTATAAATATTTAGCAAAAAAAAGGAGACGAAACAATGAAAGTGTCAGTTCACATGAGAGATCAAATAAATAAACTTCTTAGAGTTTCTCATTCCCTTACACAAAAACTTGGCCGTGATCCTACGGTTGAAGAATTAGCAAATTTGCTTGAAGTTACTCCTAAAAAGGTAGAAGATATGGTTCAAATAGCTCAATATTATTATGATCACAAGGAGACGAGACAATGAATAACACTTCACAAAAAGTTAGGATTTCTATCAGAGATCAAGGGGAAACAAACTGGTGTTATATATATAGTATGCACATACCACAAATTGGCGACCGTATAAGGATGTTTGCTGAAGACACCGACTTTAAGCCGCATGATTATTGCTTTACATCCAACAAGGATGTATTAAACAAAGACTACTGTAACGACATTGTGTTTGATGGTGTGGTAATAAAAAGAGAATATTTATATGATACAAACGATTTTATAAAGGCAAGAGACGCAAACCCAGAAGCTGAGAAAGTCGAAAGATTAGCAGTGCATATAACTTTGGGATAAGGAGACGGGACAATGAAAAATAAACTAGACACAATATTTAATGCAATAGGTAGGTATTTTGCAATAGTTATAATACCTATAGGCGTATTAGTGGGAACGGCAACAGCGTATAATAATCATATTAATCCGACTATTAAGGTTGAGGCCCCAATACAAGCGTTGTCAATGGATGAGGCGGAAGTAATAACAATACTGCCAGGATCTAAAATACAACGAGAGTTGATAGAACCAACATTGCCAAACCCTAGTGTAGATATTGCAACACATACACCAGTCGTAGAGCCAACACAGGAGTCGAATATAGTTAGAGCTAGACTTTCACATTACTGGCCGCCCAATCTGGGGCCGAACTGTCACCCCGATAACGTAATAAATGGGCAATGTACATCATGGCTCACCGATGGTCAGCGATGGCATCATTGGTCGTGGTGGCATGAGAAATATGATACAACTGCCTGCCCTCGTGAGTTTCCGCTTGGTACGAAATTCTATATACCTGCGCTTACTACTACAGTTTTATGTATCGATCGAGGCGGGGCTATAGAAACGCTACCAGATGGCTCTATATTCCTTGATTTACTGACGTGGGAAACACCATATATCAAAGGCGGAGAAATAGTTAGAGATATATACAGTCCTAGTGGTCATTACATTGTAGAGGTAAAGGTACTTGACAAATAACGACAACTATGATATTAAGAAGGGAACAAAGTCTCTAAAAATAAAAAATAAGAGATATAGGGTTTTATTATGGGGTATACGGGTAGGGCTGATACAAATACTAATAACAATAGATCAGGCTTTAGATATACCTATAAGCAAACGCTACAAAGAATAGCGAACACACCGCAATCCGAACGACACCTAATGAAAAGGAGGTAACGTTGTGGATAAAATGAAAAGTATTTTAAAATCCAGAAAGTTCTGGGTACTGATAGCTACACTAGTAGGAATAGGACAGAGTTTCGTTTCAGGCAAGGTAGATGATTGGCAGGCACTGCAAATGTTGGTGGCCGCCAGCGCTGCGTATAGTTTAGGTACAGGTATAGAGTCAGGTTTGCAGGGAAGTAAGTAGTAAAGTTTTATACTTTCCGACATTATGAATATAGAACCACTTTATGCTTTCCTTAGTGGTATAGTTTTAGTAGCTGCCTTTTGGATAGGGGAACGATTGGGAGTATATGTTAATGGAGAAAAAGAACGGATCAATAACATTACTAGAACAATTGAAACCCGATTCAAAGAACGCAAATAAAGGTAGTGTTAGAGGCCGAGGCATAATAGAAAAAAGCCTTAGAAGTTATGGTGCTGGCAGAAGTATAGTAGTTGACTTAGAGGGGAATGTAATAGCTGGCAACCAAGTTCTGGATGTGGCCGCAGACTTAGACATACCATTACGGGTAGTACAAACAAACGGCAATGAGTTGGTCGTCGTACAAAGGACGGATCTAAATATAGATAGCCCTGAAGGACGCGGATTAGCTATAGCCGATAATAGAGCAAATGAATTGTCCCTTAATTGGGATATTGGTGTATTAGAAGATTTATCAATGGATGTTGATCTTACAGAGTATTGGCATCCTGAAGAACTAAGTAACATGTATGAGGATGTTGAAAAACAGGACGAAGAAAGTTTTGAGAAACAACAAAAAGAATGTACTTGTCCGGGTTGCGGTTTAGTGTTCTCAGTATAAATAGTTACAAGGTTGACACTTATGGCGAAACGAAGAAGACAATGGAAAAAAGAATTTATAGAAGTATTACGCGAGACAGCTAATGTCCGAGCTGCAGCAGAGAAAGCAAATGTAAGTAGGACGGCAGTATACAAAGCTCGTAAGAACTCAAAGGTGTTTGCGCTAGAGTGGGACAACGCTTTAGAGGACGCTATAGATAAGCTTACCTATGTGGCGTATTCACGAGCTATGAAAAAGTCTGATCGTTTGTTGATGTTTTTATTGCAAGCGCACAGAAAAAATGTATATGGTCAAAAGATGGAGCTATCAGGATCCGATGGCGGTCCGATAGAGATGGTAGTAGACTGGGGTGGTAATGACACTGAAGCTTCAAGCTAAACCACACGAGGGACAAAGAGAAGTGCACGATAGTGATGCGCGGTTTCGTGTTTTAGCAGCAGGACGAAGGTTTGGTAAAACTAGACTAGGAATATTCGAAGCATTTGAAACTGCTTTTTCGGGTGGTAGAGTTTGGATCTGTAGCCCAAGTTACAAAATGGGAGCGGTAAACTATAGGCCTTTGACTCGTATAGCTAATCAAATACCAGGCGCTGAGGTAAAGCAAGGAGATAGACAAGTCAACTTAAGTAATGGCGGATCTATTACTGTGAAAAGTTGTGATAACCCTCAAAGCTTAAGAGGTGAAGGTTTAGACTTTGCTATACTTGATGAAGCTAGCTACATAGATGAAAGAGCGTGGACTGAAGCAATACGACCGGCTCTTTCTGACAAAAAGGGCAAAGCTTTAATTATTTCAACGCCAAGAGGTAAGAACTGGTTTTGGCGTGTTTATCAAAGAGGTCAAACACAAGATGATTGGAGTAGTTTTACATATCCCACTGCCAGTAATCCTTATATTGATGAGGAAGAAATAGAAGCAGCAAGAGCAGATTTACCTGAGCGTATATATCAACAGGAATACGAAGCTAGGTTTATAGAAGACGGTGGCGGAGTGTTTCGTAAAGTGTTAGACGCGGTAACAGATGAAGAGTCAGATACAGGTAGATATGTAATAGGATGTGACTGGGGTCGCACAAATGATAGTTCAGTTTTTACAGTGTTAAACATAGACACTGGTTTTGTGGTAGATGTAGTTAGGTTAACAAAAGTCGATTATCAAACTCAAGTCAGATCATTAGCGTCATTGCATGAACAATATCCGGGAGACATTATTGCGGAAACTAATTCAATGGGCGGTCCCATTGTTGAAAGTTTACAAAATCAAGGTTTACCGGTAGTAGGTTTTAATACTACGTCAGTAAGCAAACAACAAATAATAGATGGATTAGTATTAGCGTTTGAACAGGGGTTGATAAAGATTCCAAACAACCCAGTATTAATTGGAGAGTTACAAGCATTTGAAAGTAAACGATTGGCTTCAGGTCGGCTTAGTTATTCAGCCCCGCAAGGTATGCACGACGATCATGTTATGTCGTTAGCGTTAGCATGGTCGGGTAAAGAAACCAGTGAGCCATTAGTATTGTTGAGTATATAACGAGGAAGTTAAACATGGCATTAAATACAATTAAAATTGATGAAAACCTCAAAGCCATAGTCGGTATTCCTGGGTGGGCAAACGATTTAGCTAATAAACAATATGCTCAATCGGCTGGGGATCCTGTGGAAGCCTGGGCAAGTGTGCCTTTGCTTTATCGCGCTGTGAACTTGAGAGCTAGCAGTATTAGTAGTGTCCCGTATGTAGTATTTCGAGAAGATGAAGAAGTAGAGTATCCCTTACAGCCAGACTTGGCATCAGTAATCTTTCAGATGGAGTTAGGTTTATTGTTAACGGGTGCAGCTTATGCGCTCAAACATTATAATGGGCCAGTATTAACAGGTTTGCATATATTAAACCCAACGACAGTCAAATGGGACATGAAAGATGGTAAATCATATTTTACGCAAACAGTAGGTGGTAAAAAGTATGGACCGTGGGGCCCAGAAGACATGATTGCTATTAGAGAACCAAGCATGACAGCAGATGTTGGTCCAGGAGTACCGCCCGCATCTGTCGCGCTCTCAGCTTCACAATTAAGTTTCAATATGCAAGAGTTTGCAACTAAATTCTTTGAACAAGGTGGTATGCCTGCGACGTTGATCAGCACAAGTGCAAACCCCAACCCACAAGAATTAGAAAGAGCACAGTCATTTTTTAGACGTAGATTATCAGGTGTTACAAACGCATGGCGTACTTTGTTTTTGCGTGGTGATATAAAAGTAACAACTCTGACTCCTGATTTGAAGTCAATGAGTATGAAAGAATTGTCCGATCATGTAACTCTAGACATAGCTGCTTCTTTAGGAGTGCCTAGATCAGTCTTAGAGTCAGATGCATCAAACTATGCAACAAGCCAAACAGATATGTATTCGTTCTGGAATATGACTATACGTCCACGACTGCCGTTATTTGAAGATGCAATTAATTCCCAATTGCTTGGCGGAACAGATTATTCCATAAAGTTTGTTCCTGAAACTATGGAGATATTCCAGGAGGACGAAAGCCTAAGAGCAGGATCATTATTGCAGCTTGTGCAGGCCGGAGTGCCATTAGCTGACGCGATGCTGATGTTAGGTTATAACCCATTAGAAAATGCACCTTTACCACCTGAGGATGAAGGGGTAGAAGAAGACTTGTCAGGTATAGATAGCGAAGAGGTGTTAGTAGATTCGGAGATAGCTAGTTGGCAAAGGTTTGCTATAAGAAGTTTAGGTAAAACTAACAAACGTAAGTTTGAAGTAAAGCATATACCAATAGAGCAAGCAAAGGAAATACAAGCGTTGCTTGATAAGGCTGAAAGTGTCGAGGAGGTGAGAGTGGCTTTCGGGTCACGTATGTTTCCACTCGACTGGCAACAATACCCGTAAGGCTGTAGAACTGCCTTATGAAAAAGATGGGGCAGATAAAGAACGAGCTAAGATTGAAAGAGCTGGCATTACAGCATTAGCAAAAGCGTTAGAAAAACAGTTGCGATTAGCATTACCAAATCTAGCAGCAGTAGATAGCGCAGAAGCCAATGTAACATTAGGTGATGAAGATATACAAGATGCCTTATTCAACATGATAAACGAAGCGGTATTGTTAGGGCAGGATGTAGGTAGATCACAAATAGATGCGATCTACGGAGTTGAAAAACAACTTGATGACATTGATTGGTCAAGTCTAGCAGGTGATGGTATTCAATGGGTAACTAACCATGTAAGGAATTTAATGGTTGAACTCAATCAAACAAGTAGAGAGACTATGCGTAAAGCAATAGCTCAATGGAAAGAAACAGGCGAAGGGTTGAATAAACTAATTGAAACACTAGAACAAATGGGCTGGGGTTTTGATAAAAGAAGAGCTAAGTTGATAGCTGAAACAGAAGTAACAAATGCGTTTGCTAAAGGTGCGGTAATGGCTTGGACTGCTTCTAGCGTGGTAGTAGGTAAAGAATGGAGAACAGCAAACGACGAAGCAGTATGTCCAATTTGTGCTCCTTTAGGTGGTATGAGGTTTAGTACTGAAGGGCCGGAAGCTACGTCTCAAAGAGATCAGAGGCGCAATGCTGAACAGGCAAAACTGGGTGATGCATTTGTACATCCAGGCGGTAGATATACAGCGGGTAACTTTGCAGGTCAAACATTTGATAGACCACCAGCACATCCAAATTGTAGATGTTGGTTGGCGCCAGTAGTGGAGTTGAGATAATATGACAGGTGTGAATATAGAAGGAATAGAGAAACTAAACAAAAAGTTAGGACGTATAACAGCAGCTAAAACTCTATTACCTGTATTGCAGAAACAAAGTGACAAAATAGTCGCAAGAGCAAAGCAGTATCCAGGTGCACCTGCTAATAGTACATATAGACGTACTAATAGATTGCGTAATAGTTGGAATGTGCGAACGCACCAAAAGCAACGTAATTTAAGTGCAATAATATCTAACACTGCGTCACGCAAAGGAATACGTTATGGTATTTATGTAATGGGTCCGAAGAATGGACCTAGACCTGGAACTAGACAGGCATGGATGCACAATAACAGATGGGCAACATTAGAAGGAATATACAAAACACGTAAAAAAGAAATAGTAAAAGCATTACAGTTAGAAGTAGATAGAAAACTAAAAGGATAATATTATGCCGTACGACATACGCAAAGAAAATGACAAGTATTGTGTTTATAAGTTAGAGCCAGACGAAAAGTTAATTTGTTACGATAATGTCGAGGAAGCTGCGGCATATTTTGCTGTATTAGAAAGAGTAACTGCAGACGAAGACGAAAACAAAGCTCGTATCGGTGTAGATAAATACAGCACAGAAGAAGAAGCTCTAGAAAGAGCTGATGAAATAGGTTGTGAAGGTGTACACACTATGACGGAAGGTGGCGATGTAATTTACATGCCATGTAGTACACACAGTCAATACATAGATCAAGTGGGTCTAGAAGAGGGACAAGATATGGACGATTATAAAAAGCTAGAACTAAAGTCCGTTGATGATGATCACTTCGTTGTCGGTGGATGGGGTGTAGTGTTTGGGGGTAAAGATGTAGAAGGAGATACCTTCACAAAAGATACAGATTTTGTTTTAGAACACGCTGAAAACCCTGCAGTACTCTATGACCATGCGCAAGAAGTAAAAGCAATTATCGGCAAGGTAGTTGAAATCAAACAGACTGACGCAGGTTTATGGATGGAAGCACAGATACAACGATCAGCCAAATATGCAGAACAAATATTGGAGTTGATCAAAAAGGGTAAACTGGGATATAGCACAGGCTCAGTTGCTCATTTAGTAGAACGGCTAAAAGGTAATATCAAGCGCTGGCCTTTGTATGAGTTATCACTAACTCCAACTCCAGCAGAACCCAGAACGTTGGGTGTGGAATATCTTAAAGCCTTAGGCATAGTAATGGACGCAGAAGCTAAAGCGGACGAAGAATTGGCAGAGGCTGACGAGCTAAAGGGTGAACTACCAGAGAGCTCAATTGCAGACCAATCGGAAGCTGTGGAAGATGACGCGATTACAGAAGAAATTAAAAAGGAGAATATAATGAGTGACGAAGTAAACAAAGATGCAGTCGAAGAGGCTGTAGAAGTACCAGCTGAAGCTCCAGCAATTGACATGGACGCTTTGAAAGCTGAATTGAATACAGCAGCACAAGATGCAGTAAAAAATGCTTGGGAAGCTGAAGTTGAAGAACGTGGCGGCATCCTAACCGAAGCCCCAGCAACCAAGAAAATTACCAAGATGGGCGGAGATCACGATGGTGGCGACGCTTTTATGCACTGGGTAAAAACTGGTAGCGACAACTACTACACCAAAGCTGCGCTACAAGAATCAACAGCCGCAGAAGGAGGCGTACTCGTCCCGGAAGGTTTGCATGAATCCATCATTGCCAAACGTGACGATCTTTCAATTCCTCACGCCGCAGGCGCAATGAGAATTGAAACCTCAGTTGATTCGGTACAAGTACCAAGTGAAAACGCAACTGGCGGATTTGCACTAACAGCTGAAGAAGGCGCTTACAATGAGTCTGAGCCTACTTTCACCAGCAATTCCATCTCAGTCTACAAATTCACTAACTTGACCAAAGTTTCTGAAGAATTACTTGCTGACGAAAAATCCAACCTCGAGGAATTCCTCGGTGGAATGTGGGGACGTTCAGCCGCAGATATCTACAACGATATGTGCATCACAGGAACTGGATCAGGACAACCACAAGGCGCCATTCCTGGCGGTACAGCTGGCTTGACCCTCGATTCCGGTACCACAATTGCAGCAGCTGAAATTCCAGAGTTGTACTACAAGCTTCCAGCAGGATACGAAATGGGCAACGTTGCTTGGTCAATGAACCAGGCCACTTTGGGTGTCGTTCGTGGATTGAGCGGTTCCGGTCCTTTCTTCTATCAGCCAACTCCAATGGGCGACAGCGCCAACGGCGAACTCTATGGTAAACCAGTTTACACAACTGGCCACATCTTGAGCATGGCCGCAGGTCGTGACGTTGTCTTAGTTGGTAACTGGGAATTCTACGGCTTAGTAGAGCGTAATGAAATGGTAGTATCTCGTAACCCATACTTGTACCAGGGTAACGGACAAGTTGGATTCTTTGTACACATCCGCTTTGGTGGAGCAGTGTTACAAGCAGAGGCCTTCCAGTACGCAACTAACGCTGGCTAATAACTAGTACTAAATAAACCACAAAATCGCTAGAAGCATTGTTTTTGTGGCAAACAAGCACTATCTAAGTGGGTGGGGGAAACTCCACCCACAGATGGAGGGGAAAATGGCAATTGGAAAAAGTAAAATGATGACAATAAAAGCCTTAAGACATTTTGCTGGAGCGGATCCCGGACGTAATGGCAAAGTCGTAAGTATGTCTATTGATGACATCAAAGAAGTAAGCAAAGAATTTGCTGATGATGTTATTAAAGCTGGCCATGCTATAGAGGTAGCAAAAAAGAAAAAGAAAAAGGTGAAAGATAGTGGCTCTGACAACAACAGCTAAAGTTAAGACTTATTTAGGTATTAGCTCGAGCGGTGACGATACTTTAATTGGTGATTTGATCGCTAATGCGCAAAGCATTATTGAAAGCTATACCGGTAGAGTATTTGACGTTTCAGGTGATACAACTAAAAAGTTTGATGCTAAGCTTGATGTCGATGGGCGTATGTTATATTTCAGTGATCAGCTTGAAATTGCAGCAGCACCCACTACAGTAACTAATGGTGATGGGAGCACTTTAACGGCCGACACTGATTTTGTGTATTTACCACGTAATAGATTTCCTGCTTATGGTTTAGAGTTGTTACCCAGCTCTAGTGCCTGGTGGCAAGGAAACTCTTCAGGTAATGACGCAAACGCAATAAGTATTGTAGCAAAATGGGGCTATTCAGTTAGTGGTTCTGTACCCGCAGACATACAACAGGCTTGCATTAGATTGACAGCTTTTTTGTATAGACAGCGAGAAACGAATAGCGATGGCGATCGTCCTTTGATAGTTGATGGTGTAACTATTCTTCCATCTGCTTTGCCTAGAGATGTAACAAGAATATTATCTCCATATATTATGAGGGCCTACTAATGAGTTCGAATCTTCGCGCAATAACCGACGCGATAACAAACCTATCAGTTTCGTACACCAATGAAGCTGGCGCTACGGTTACTCCCACAGCTAAGGATATTAATCAAATACCTGTTAGCATGGGTGCGGCCGATTTGCCAGTACGCTTAATAGGTGTAACGTCTGAAGGTGGCAATACAGATGAAATGGTTTTTGATGCGGTAACTACAAATGCGGAGTTCACTCATATAGTTACAGAACTTACATTAATAGAAAGTGTAGGTTTAAGCCGTAAGATGGATGAGCTACCAGATCAACAAAGGTACTCAGACGCTATTTTGAGTAAACTGCAAGATAGTAGAGGCATCTATACTAACTGCGATATAACAGGTGCAACGGCAACACGTACAATAATAGAGTTCCCGGGAGGAACAGACGAATTTTATTATGCGGTAGTAACGATAATAACAGTACGAGAACTAAGTAGTTAGGAGGAACATATGAGTGACTATATACTAAAACGCAACCTCATCCGAGAAGATGGGGAAGTAATCAAGGTGGGAGAGCCTTTACCCAGCGATATAGATGACGAAGTGATTAAGATCTATATTGAAAAAGGCATAATCAGAAAAAAGCGGTCTTATAATAAAGCCGCACCTAAACCAGAAGGAGAATAAAAGATGGCTGTATATACAGGAAAGAATTTAGCAGTATTGATTGATAGTCAGGCATTCAGTCACGTCAGAAGCGCAAGCATTAACCACGCTATTGACTTGGTAGAAACAACAGCAGCAGCTTTAGCTGTCAAAACCTACACTTCAACTGTCAAGGACTTTAGTGGCAGTGTTGAAGTTTTACACGACGATACGACTGAGTTATTTGATTCAGAAGTCGTGCCGGGCACAACTGGAGAAATAAAAATACGTCCAGAAGGTACTGGTAGTGGATCTGTACAGATTAGCGGTAACGTTATAGTATCAAGTATAGAGTTTGGCGTTCCTTATGACGGCGTAGTAGCCGTAACTGTAGGATTTCAAGGAACAGGAGATTTGACGGTAGGCACACAGTAGTCTGTAGTATAATAAAGTACAAAGCAATATATATAGACAAGGAGTGTAATTATGCCAACGTTTTCTAATACTAAACTAGATGTGGATGTAGATATAGTAACACTAAAACAAAAGCACGCAGTGAAATATTGGGAAGCGCTAGATGATTACAAAGAAGCGACGGGGCCGGCACAATGGAACGGCGTTCTACAAGCGGCCAAAAGTGCAGGTTGGTTTATGGATGAGTCACTTGATCCAATGGACTTGACACCTGCACAAGCAAGATGGTTAGCTGAGGAAATAGCAGCACACTTATTAGAGCAGTCAACCATAAACGACCCGGAAGCTTAATGCTGGCATGTGCCTCCGCAGCAGATGGAGGTGCAATGCCAGCTATACTAGAACTGGCTATATCGTGCAACCAATGGAATGCTTTACCAGAAGCAGGAGGTATACTAGAGCAACCTGTTGGACTATTACAAAAGATGTCTTTTTGTTTGAACGCATATAATGCAGTT